GGTTACTCCTCGAAATGGTAGGCTACTTCGCCTGCTGTTTGGTTCTCGTATATGGTGAACGTGGTGCCATCGGTGAGGTGCAGGCGTATACCTGACCCAGCGTAATCCCTGCTCTCGAATTGCCAGTGGGCTATTGTCTTACCCACAAGCGCGTTTAGCAGGGGTATCAGTTCTTCGTTTTCCATTTCCATCTCACTTACCTTTCAGTGCTTGGTGCACGGTTACTATGATTGCCCACATGGCGAAGATGCCTACGCTTGCGAACATTATCTCGGCTACTGCGTGTAGTGTGCTAGTCATTGGTCTGGTTCCTTCTTGGTTATGCGTAGTATTTCTTGCAGGAACTCTACGGACTTCATCATGTCTGGTACGCTCAAGTTCGGCTCACCTGACCAAAGTTTCATATGCTCTATGTGTGCATCGGTTATCTCGACAAACTCTGGTTCGTCCTCGTCTTCATCCTTAACCGCGGTTATGATTTGCTCTTGCTGCTCACGTGGTACATTCTCCATGGAGTATATGCTCCAGTCCGTTTCTTCTTCCTCGTCCCCTTCAAGTAGGGCTACGGCTTCTTCGAACAGCTGTGCTGCTTGCTGGTCACCACGTGAGGCCATCTCACGTAGGTATTTCGTCACTGCTTCGACGAACCACATTGTCTCTGCGTCCATTACACTTCCTCCTTCTCTACTGGCCAGACATAGCCAAAGTCCTTGATGAGTATGTCGCGCACATCCTCGCGGTCCATGCTGTCAGCATCGAACGCATCGCCAACTGCGTCTATGAGTATCTTAGTAGCCGCCATGATATCGGACGCTGTTGCGCCCATCGGGTAAAGCCCGTTCTTGCCGTAGAAGCTAAGCAGGTACTGGTAGAACTCGATTTTCTTCATAATCATGATGTTGTCCTCTTCGGGTTGAGTTGTGATAACTCGGTTACGTTAGTAATGAGCATGTAGTTGCTCTTGTTGATGGGGGCTGTGCAGAACGTAACTGCGTGGGCTTGTTTGTCACCGCATGCTAAGCACGTAGTGTAGCCCAAGCGGAACCGCTCGACACTGAACGGGTCGTAGCACTGGGTGCACAGCACTTGTGTTTTTACTTCGCCCATGATGCCACCCCCATCTCATCTTCGATAAGCATCTCTACAAAGATTGCTTCGATAGACAGGCAATCAAGGTCGTCTTCGATAACGTCAGTTACATCGTCGTATTGCATGAACTCCATCATGACTTGGTTCCTTCTTGGTTGTGCAGCGATAGCTGCGTCTCTGCATTGAACAGCATCAGTCGTAGACGCTGCTTCTTCATACGGTCGGTGGCCTTGGCCTCCCGATTACGTAACTGGGTGACTGCAACGGTCCACGCTTTGTGCGCGCCGTAACACTGGGTTAGCTCTTCCATGTCGGTAACCGAGGTTACATCGAAATAGTGTGGTTTGACTGGCTTCATTGGCTTGGTCCTTTTGCCGCTGTTTTTTCTTTTTAATGTAGCACAATAAAGAGGTCAGGTCAAGGGGTTTGGGTCTGCGTGGGGATGGGCTTGCAAAGTTGGCTTTGTTTAAAGTTATAAAACCCTCATTTGTTTTCTAACTTTTGGGGTGCTACGGGAGAGGCGCGGAAGTGTGGGGTTTTTTGGGGGTAGTAGTATAGTATAGTTTTAAAGTTAATAAGTTATATAGAAAATAGAGAGCCCCGCCCTTTTTGCCTTTTGCATATGCAGGGCAAGCGACTCGAACAGCGACTGCTCAAAAATCAAAATCCCGCCTCACACACCAATAACTTTCCAACTTCCCACAATACCAGCTCTCAGGCCGGTTTGCGAGATTCGTTTTCTTACATTACAAATAACTTTAGGTTATTTCGTTTACTTTGCATTATATGCTTGCGTAGTGCGCTTTGGGACGTTAGGTTGAGTTCAACCTAACGGGTCGGTAACCACGGTTACAAACACACGCGCTCCCTTATCTACTATCCTAATCAGGATAACCTCGGTTACTTCGCTATGGGTACGCGCAAACCAATCGGTAGGTAACCATGGTTACGCTCTTACACACGCGCTCTAATATCAACTATCACTCACGCGCCATGTAGCTACGCACACACGCGCTAATATCAACTATCATTTCGCGGGCACAAAAAAAAACCCCGCTGACCGAAGCCAGCGGGGCGATGCTTAATCGTGATAGGGTTCGTTGATGCTGGTATAAGCCAGATTATCTATTAGGCTATGCATCCGTTTCACCATGACGTTTATTTTGTCGTGCTCTTTCATGATGAAGGCGACTAGGTGAGGGTTCGTTTCCGTCATGGCGACTTGTGCCAATTGGTAAACAGCGTCCTCAAATTGATGTGCGGAGCTTGTAGTGTCGCGGAAAGCCGCTGCGATTTTTGATGTAGTTTTCATGGTAATGATTGTCTTTCTAGAAAATGGGGGCCGCATTGCTACGGCCCCCTAGGTGCTTAGTATTTAGTCAGGTCTTCTTTGAAAAACTTGACTAGCAATTCGCCAAGCTTGAAGTTTAGGCTATTCTCTGCCTCTGTCACCAAGCGGCCCTCTTTCATGCCGTCCTTGTAACGCTTCAATAGGGCTTCGTGCGTCACAGTATCCCACTGCTTGGTTATGCGGTCTGCAGGCCGTCCGCCATTGTTCTTGTCGCGCTGCGCCTTCTTCGCATCCGACCAAGGTTTGTTGATGTTGGACAATCCCTTTGCCAAGGCAAGGTCTTGGCATTCCTTGCGGAAAGCTTCTAGCCTTGCAAAGACCGCCTTTTCATTATCAGACCGCATATTGCCTGCATCCATGAGATGCCAGTTCTTGCCGAAATCAGGTTCAAGCGCGAAAGCTAGGACGCGACAGGCGGCCTCACCTTGCCTTGTGCCCATAACGGCATTGCGTATTGCTGTGGCAATATCGACCTTTAAGACCGCCTTGTCCGCAGCCGCTAGGGCCTTGGTGACATTGTTGCGGATGGCTTGCGCCTTGGTGAGCTTCTTTGCTGTTACTGTTACCATAAGCTTAATCGCCCTATGTGGGCGCTCCTTTAATGTGGGCCGAAACCCGTTGCGTTGTGAGGCTGTTCTTGCCTCGCCTTTGGTTATACTTAACGTGGCACATTTAAAGCAAGCTTTATCGTAACCTACTGATATATAAGGGAAAAACAGGGGGTGTGGGTGTATAACCTTGGTTACTTGCGCGACCCACAGTACCCCGACCCCCCAAATGGGTGATTGTGACTCCGCCGCTGGCTAGGATTACTATTCTGCTCAGTCGATGAGGTCATTTCAGAAACACCCCCCGGGATCGAAACCACAAACAGACCCCCCACCCCCTATTTTTCCAGCCACCGGTTTCCCGGCATCAAATACACACCGACCCCCCGTCAATGGTACCTTGTATTATTCCTGTAACTTCCGTGGTATAGACCCCACCCATGCCTTTCAACGACCCGATAAAGCAGAGGGCGGCGAGCCGCAGGCACTATGAGAAGAACCGCGACAGGGTCATTGCCAGCGCAAAGAAGTACAGCAAGTTAACCCGAGACCGCATACGCGCATTTATAACCACGCACCTCAAGGCCAACCCATGCGTAGACTGCGGGGAAACGGACGCCATCGTGCTTGAGTTTGACCACCTCAAAGATAAAGACTTCAATATATCAGACGCTGCACGCAAGGGTGTCAGCATAAAAAAGCTAAAGGACGAGATCGCTAAGTGCGAGGTGCGCTGCTCTAATTGCCACCGCAGGAAGACTTACGAACGTAGTGGTTTAACACATAAAGATTAGTTTATATGTTTTTTGACTTTTCTTTTGCTAGCTAGTTGCGTACAGGTGCCGCTTCACTGCTTCCCTCAAACCGGATGCTGCACCACATGCCTATAGTAAAAATAGAACCAAGCACGGAGTATCCAGTGCCGTTCGACCTGTCCGACGAGGACTTTGACAACTTTGCAGATAAGCTAGCTTCTATAGGTAATACGGCAGAGTTGCTTGAGCAACTAGGTGCCCCGGTCGAGTCTTCTAAGGAAAACCTTGAAGAAGAAGTGGCATTACTTGACGCTGCCATCGACAACCAAAAAATAACCCCATTAAAATCTAGCCTGCCTGCTGCCCTTGGCGCTGCGGCTTTCCTACGTGCATATGGTCAGGGGCGTGCACTAGACGTAGACCAAGTGCGCACTGCGCTTACTAACAAGTTGCTTGAGATAGCTGACTGCGGGGACATTAAGTTCGAGTTAAAAGCAATCGAGCTGCTTGGTAAGCACAGCGACGTCGGGTTGTTCACAGAGCGCAGCGAGATAAACGTCAACTATAACTCGCCTGAAGGTCTCGAGAAAGCCATTACGGACCGTGTCAAGCGCCTGCTGAATGCAGACGTTATAGATATGAAGCCACTGGGCATGGACCTCGACGAAGAGCTAGGCATCCTCGATGCGGACTTTGAAGATATACTGGAAGGGGAGGAACCAAACCCCGAATGATATCACTCAAAGATATACCCAAGATATTACCCAGACTTTCACCAGCCGAGCAAGAACAGTTGCTGGCAGAGCTTGAGAAGCTTGAGAAGCTAAAGGCTCGTGACCTAGCGCGCAAGCGGTTCATAAAGTTTGTAGAAGCTGTTTGGCCGTCATTCATAGGAGGTAGACATCATGCAAAAATGGCAGATGCCTTCGAACGCGTTGCTCGTGGTGAGCTCAAACGGCTCATTATTAATATGCCACCGCGACACACGAAGTCGGAGTTCGCCTCTTACCTGCTCCCTGCATGGTTCCTCGGGCTTAACCCCAGTAAAAAGATTATCCAATGTTCCCATACGGGTGAGCTTGCGGTAGGCTTTGGCCGTAAGGTTCGTAACCTTGTTGACACAGAAGTATACCATGAAACATTTCCAGACCTAAAACTAGCCGCAGACTCTAAGGCTGCTGGTCGGTGGAATACGTCGAAAGGGGGTGATTACTTCGCTATCGGTGTGGGTGGTGCGGTGACTGGTAAAGGTGCCGACGTGCTCATCATTGATGACCCGCACTCAGAGCAGGAAGCTGCTATAGCTGAAACTAACCCCGACATCTACGACAAGACATACGAGTGGTATACATCAGGTCCACGTCAGCGTCTCCAGCCGGGGGGTGCCATTATTATTGTGATGACGCGCTGGTCGAAGCGGGACTTGACAGGGCAGATACTTAAAGATGCGGCGGCTAACGACAGCCTTGATGAGTGGGAAGTAATTGAGTTCCCTGCCATCCTACCTAGTGGCAACCCGCTGTGGCCTGAGTTCTGGGGCCTAGACGAGTTAGAAAAAGTAAAAAGGGATGTGCCCAACAGTAAGTGGATGGCGCAGTACCAGCAGAACCCGGTGTCCGAAAGTGCTGCCATTGTTAAAAGAGAGTGGTGGATGGAGCGGGAAAGCGACACACCACCTAAGTGCGACTTTATCCTACAAAGTTGGGATACAGCGTTCGAAAAGACCAGCCGAGCGGATTACTCCGCCTGTACTACATGGGGTGTGTTTTATAAGCCCGACGACGCTGGCAACGAGCAAGCTAACATTATCCTGCTAAATGCCTTTCGTGACCGCATGGAGTTTCCGGAACTAAAACAGTGCGCGATTGAGGAGTATAAAGATTGGGAACCAGACAGCGTCATCATAGAAAAGAAGGCTTCCGGTGCGCCTTTGATATACGAGATGCGAGCCATGGGGATACCGGTACAAGAGTTTACACCTACACGGGGGAACGACAAAATCTCCCGATTGAATGCTGTAGCAGACATATTTGCGTCTGGACGGGTATGGGCACCTGCCGCTCGGTGGGCAGAAGAGGTGATTGACGAAGTAGCTGAGTTCCCGGCTGGCCGGAACGATGACTATGTTGATACCGTGTCTATGGCGTTGCACAGGTTCAGACGTGGGGGCTACGTGACTACTAACCTAGACGAGCCAGAAGATATCGTGTACTTTAAATCTAGACGCAATCAGGGGTATTACTAATGGACATCGACAAGTCGCTTAACCAAGCTCCTTTGGGCTTAGATTTTGAAACAGCCGAGATGGACGAAGGTCCTGATATTGAGATTGAAATAGAAGGCGACGTCGAGGTTGAGATTGAAGACGACGAAGAAACCGATTTTGATGACAACTTAGCTGAAGACTTGGATGAAGGCGTGCTTACTGAGCTTGCCGGTGACTTGTTGGGCGAGTTCGACGAAGATATTA